GACCTCCCGCCAAACATCCATGAATTTCTGGCCATCCTTGCCCGCCAGCGCCAGAAATTCATGGATGTTTGGCGGGAGGTCAAGCTCGCCAATCCTGATGCCGTCTTGCCCGACTATGATGTGCAGTTGCTAGAGACGGATCCCGCGATGGTCGGCAATGAGGCCGAAACCTATCGCGAGACGAACTTGCGGGATCGCATTAACCAAGCGGCAAGGGCGAACCTGCTTGCCTTTGCAATGGATGGTGACCTCGATCATTTGGCGGCTTTCTATGACGTCACGCGCATGGACCGCGAAGACGACGAACGGCTGGTAAAGCGTGTCATCCTCGCCATTCAGGGTCGGTCGACCGGCGGCGTAGAGCCTCGGTACAAGTTCATCGTGATGTCGGCGGACATTCGTGTTCAAGACGCCAAGGTCTACACGGTCGGTAGGAGCCCTCTCATCCGTGTCGCGGTCTTCTCGACCGCTCCGGATGGCGTTGCGACGCCTGACCTTCTGGCGATCGTCGACGCGGCGGTTCAAGATCCCGCACGGCGCATGGTCAATGATACCATCGTGGTGGCCTCGGCGGTGCAGCAGGTCGCCAACCTTGTCGCCGATATCTGGCTGTTGCCGGATGCCGACATCGCCACCGTGGAACGGGCCGAGGCAAATCTTCGGGCCAACTGGACAAAGGTCCGGGCACTCGGTCGCGACCTGACCGAGAGCTGGTGGCGAGCCCAGCTCATGATTGCCGGCGTTCACAAGGTCACAACGACCATGGACGACGTCGTCGCTCTTCCGTCCGAGGCGATCGCCATCGGAACCGTCACCCTTAACAATCGTGGGCGCGCATTCTGATGCAGTCTCTTCTTCCGGATGGCTCTGGCCTATTCGAAAAGGCTTTCGAACGGTCATGGGAACAACGGTGGCCCGCGCTCGAAAGTGGGGCTGACGCCATCAAAGGCGCGAAGTTCAACCCTCCGCCGTCGTTCCTACCGTTCCTAGTCTATGAATACGGTCTCGGCGAACTGACACCCTATGTTCCCAACCTCTACACCCTCGTAGTGGGCCGCGAGGGTGTGAATTGGCAGCGGATCCGTGGCACGCCGGCGGCCGTCAACATAGGCCTTGGCTGGCTCGGCTATTCCGCCACGATGGACGATGCGTGGCACGGCCGCGTCTATTGGAACAGCACCCAGCTGCGGTTTCCGGTTCTGCCGGCAAACGACAATCCGGATCTGGAGCGGATCGAGGGCATCACCCGGCTATCGATGCCGCTCCGCTCCCGCCTCCGCCGTGGCGTCCATCAATACGACGCGGGCGCGCTTGAGGCGGATGGAAGCCGGCTCGATGACAGCATGCTCGATCGTGAGAGCGGCGTCGCCGTCACAGCCGCCGGCACGCTTTGGTCCTTCGGTCGGACGACTGAGATCGACCACTTGCTGACCGAAGCCGAAGGCACCGCGATCGGCAACTGGATCGAGGAGCCAGCGGAAGGCGGATTGAAGTGGGCGGACATGCAATACCCATGGATCACCGCGAACTTCCTCTGGGCCGACAATCCGGCGGCGCAGCGCCGCACGCTGATGGCCGCATGGTTTGCTGCCCGCGTCCTCTACGTCACCTTTCGCGACCAGGACGGCGCAGTCATTGGTCATCGACGCTGCCGCGCAGACCATCCGGTGCGCGAGCAGATCGACGGTGCCTATGAGTTCGGCGGCGTCCGCTATCAGGCGCAACCGGGCGGCTCCCGCGTCTACATCGAGGCCATGACCGACTTCGAGGATGCCTTCGATGTCGAGGCGAAAGCCGTGGAACTGACGGTCGGCGCAACGCCAGCCCCCGGCATCAAGCCCGGCCGACTCTGGCTGCAGCCCGGCCAGCTTCTCGGCGGTCATGCGATCGCTGTCACGTCCATTTCGCTGCCGCTGCGCAAGACCGTGCGCGAGCAGATCAAAATCCTCATGAGGTTCTAATGTACGAACACGCAAGCGGCTTGCCGCACGCCTATGACCGCGCCGCAGACAAGCCTGAGCAGCAGAGCGTCGTATTTTATGGCGAGCGCCCCTTCATTCAGGGCGCCGAATTGGTCGAGCTTCAGACGATCATCCGTGGTCGCCACGATCGGCTTGGCCGCCTGGTTGCCCGTGAAGGTAATCGTATCGCCCGCGCCGATGCTATCGTCGACATCGAAACCGGAACCATTACCCTTGCCTCCGGGAGCATCTATGTCTCGGGTGACGTCTTTCCGGTCGCCGAAGCCGTTCTTGAGGACGTGCCGATGACCGGCCGCGTCGAAATCGGCGTTCGTCTTGTCCGCTCCTACCTAACGCACGAGGATGATCCGAGTCTCGTCGGCCTCGTTCCCGGCTCTCTGGCTGAAGGTGAGCCGGGCGCCGCGCGCGAGATCGCCCGGATCTCCTGGGCTCTCGAAGGCGATGACGGTGAAGGCACCTTCTATTCGGTCTATACCCTGCTGGACGGAACGATCCTCGACCAGACTGGCCCGTCCATTCTGGAGCCGGCGCTTCAGGCGATTGCCGCTTACGACCGGCCCAATGGCAATTACATCGTATCGGGCTGCCGCGTGACGGCGATCAGCTCCGGCGGTGGAAACCAGATCTTCTCGATCGAACAGGGCGAGGCCAATATCAACGGCTACAAGCGCACCCGCCTTGCGGCCTTGCGGCACACTCAGCCGATCGCCTGGGAAGAGCTTGCCATCCCCGGCGAGACAAAAACCTATGGCGGCGGTGCGAGCTACACTTACACGGTCGACCAGGCGCCGATCGGCGTCATCAACTCGATCCTGCTGACCAAGGAAAAGACCGTCACGTTGACGCGTGGTGCGATCGCCAACGGTGCTGACGCCTTGCCCGACAATAGCGTGATTTCGGTTTCGTCCGTGGTCCAGGGCGGAACCACCTACGTTGCCGCCACAAGCTACAATCTCGTTGGCAATAACATCGATTGGGCGCCGGCCGGCGCGGAGCCGGCGGCCGGCTCGACCTATAATGTCACCTATCGGTATCGCGCCGCTGTCTCACCCACTGCAAGCACCGACACGACAATCACTGTTTCGGGCGGCGTGGCCGGCGGCGACATCATCACCGCCTATACCCAGAAGCTGCCCCGCATCGATCGCCTCTGCCTCGGCCAGGATGGCTCGCCGATCTACATCAAGGGACTGCCGGCACGCACCAATCCGATGGCGCCGGGCGTGCCAAGCGAAATTCTGCCGCTTTGCCAGATCTTCAATGACTGGATGTCGCTGCCCGTCGTCACCAATGACGGGGTTCGGTCGCTGCCCTATTCGGAGATGTGGCGGTATTTCAATCGGGTGATCGATTATGAGCGGCTGTTCCAGCTGGAGCGCCTCCGTAACAACATCGACTTCCGGGAGCCGGTCGCCAAGAAGGGCATCTTCGTCGATCCTTTCCTCGACGACAGCTATCGAGATGCCGGCGTGGTGCAAACCGGCGCGATCGGCAATGGCATGCTGCAGCTCGCCATCACGCCGACGTTCTTCACGGGTACGCTGACGGCGCCGGTCATGCTGGATTGGGTTGAGGAAGTCCTGGTCACGCAGGAGCTGAAGACGGGTTGTGAGCTGATCAACCCCTACCAGAACTTCACGCCGCTTCCCGGCACTCTTCGGCTGACGCCGGCTGCCGACTTCTGGACAGAGGATCGGACTGACTGGCTTTCCGCGCAGACGATCGAGTTCAACCGGGGCACCCGTTTCGACGGTGGTCCGCTACAGACCACAAACACGGAAGACCAGCTCGTCGACCATCGCGTCGAGCAGCTGGAATTTTTGCGTCAGATCCCGGTGGCCTTTTCCATCAGCGGCTTCGGACCGGGCGAGATCCTGCAGACGCTCACCTTCGACGGCATCAACGTGAAGCCGGCCGGAACACAGACCGCGAATGGCCAGGGGCAGATCACTGGCACGTTCAACATTCCGCTGAACGTCACCGCCGGCACCAAGATCGTCGCCGCCAAAGGTGTCGGCGGGACCGAAGCCAATGCCATGTTCGCCGGGCAAGGTACGATCGAGATCGACACAATGCGGCGGGTGACCACGGTTCAGAACTGGACGGCGCCGCAACTGGTCGAATGGGTGCGGGACCGAGGAAACCCCGGCTGGGAAAACAACAACAGCTCGTCTGACGGCGTCGGTGGCTCTACCGATCCCCAGGCGCAGATGTTTGCGGTACCGGAGATGCGCCAGGTTGTCGGCGTCGATTTTCATATCTGTCGCGTCGGCAACCAAGGGAACCATCTTCTCGTCGATCAGGTCTCCATCAACAACGGATATCCGACGACGAATATTGCCGCCGAGGTGGTCGTGCCAATGACGGGTGCGGTCGTGGGGTGGAAGTCGGCGCGTTACAATCTGCCGCTGACCACGCCGGCCGATAGGGCGCATGCGTTCGTCATCAAGACGGACGACGCCGAGCATTCCGTCTCATTCGCCAAAGTCGGCGGATTTGATGAAACCTTGCAGAAGTTCGTCACGTCGCACCCTTATGTGACCGGTCCGCGCTTCTCGTCCGTCAATGCCCAGACTTGGACCGCGCACCAGGATGAAGCTTTGGCCTTCCGGATTGTCGCCGCGAAATATCCAGTGACCACCAAGACGGTCCCGTTGGGTAGCTTCGCACTCATTCAGGCGTCTGACCTTCAGGTGCGGGCGGCTGTCGAGCTGCCCGGTCCCGGATGCTCGGTCGTATTTGAGATCGTGCGGACCAACGGCACGATCTACAGGCTGCTTCCGTTTCAGGTGCTTCAACTCACCGAGTTCATTACCGAGACGGTGCAGTTGCGGGCGATCCTGACCGGCACGGAAAAGCTTTCGCCGGTTCTGTTCGCGCCGGTGCAGCTGGTAGCCGGCAAGATCGGCACAACGCTCACCTACGTCACCCGCGCCTTCACGCTGGGAAATGCTGTCCGTCTCAGCAGCTACCTGAAGGCATTCCTGCCGGGCGGCGCCACGGCTGCGATGGATTATTCCAAGGATGGTGGCCCCTGGACGACCTTACCATTCGTCAGCGCCGATGCCCTGGCATTCCCGCTGTGGACCGAGCGCAAGCATGAGGTCACCGGCCAAACCGGCACCACCGTTCGCCTGCGCATCACCGCAACCGGCGGCCCGGCGGCCCGGCTCATCATCGGCGATCTTGGCGCCGGCATCTTCTGAGGATCAACATGGCAGTCACCGAACACTACCAAATCCCGCTTCCCGATCCGGCGGCCGACGTCGATGATGAGTTCTACCGCCTGCAGCAGGCGTGGGCGATCGTCGATGCCGTTATCTGGACTTTGGCCGGTGTCGTCGCCAACAAGGCAAATACCGGTCACGGGCACGGCATGGCCGACATCTTAGGGCTCGTGGCGGCTCTTAATGGCAAAATGGCAGCCGATCGCGCGTTCTCGCTTGATGACCTAACCGATGTCGATGGCGCGGCCGGCGCAGCAAACAATTATGTCTTGGTCAAGAACGCGAGCGGCCAATGGGTGCCGTCCTCGGCGATCGCCGCGCTCGGTACTCATCAGCACGCGACCGGGGACATCGTCGGATTGACGGCCGCCATCAACGCCGCAGTCGCCGCAGTCGTCAATGCCGCTCCGGCCACGCTCGACACGCTCAAGGAGATTGCCACCGCCCTTGGGAATGACGCGAATTTTTCGACGACGATCACAAACCTGATCGCCCAGAAGCTCGCGCTTTCCGGGGGAACTCTGACGGGCGCGCTCAACTGGGGCGTAGCCGCTTTTTATTCTAAGCTCGCCGCAAATGGCGATATTCTGCTTAGCCGAGGCAACGCCAACGGCGATGGCTTCCTCACTTGGAACAAGGCCAACGCTTATGCTGGCTTTGACGGCACCCGTTTCGTCTATGGTGGCGCCTACGAGCTGGCGACCGGAGGGGCCCTTCGCGTCGGCCCGACCGGTTCAATCGTCTATACCGATGGCAACATCGAGTTCACCGGCGGCATGCTGACTGCCTTCGGCAACAGTCTGTACAACGCGCTTAGCGCTATTCCGAAGCGGTACACTAGCGCTCAGCAGGTATTCACCCAAGGGTCTCCCATCACGCTTTCGCATGGTCTCGGTGCCGTTCCAAGCATAGTCGTAGCAGACCTGGTCTGTATCACGGCACAAGGTGGGTACGTTCCGGGCGATATCACACAAATCGGCATCTCCATGCTGGGTATTTCCGGCATCACGCCAGGTGCTTACGGCGTCAGCATCGATAAGACCAACACTAGCATTGTCGTCCGCATTCCGATCCACGGTCTGACCATACCGAACAAGGCGGCCAACGACGGCACCACCATCAATGGGGTCACACCCGCAAGCTGGCGCATAGTAGTGAGGGCATTCGCATGACCCAGCGTTTTTTCATCGACGAGGCGGGCCGCTTTATCGGCAGCTACGATGGGCCGGACGAGGAGCTGCCAGAGGGCTACATTGATGAAGTCACGGTCCCTCCGGGCGATATTCGGCAGTTGTATAACCGCCAGACGGGCGAATGGGGGCCTGTCGTCGTGGCTCCCGTATTGCCTGCCGAAGTCGACGCAGAGCGCGATCGGCGGATCACGGCCGGTTTCACCTTCAACGGCGTGTTCTTCCAGTCTCGTCCGGAGGATCGCGAAAACATCGCTGGGGCATCGACGGCCGCGATCGGCGCGATGATGGCCGGCGCGCAGGAGGGTGATTTCCGGTGGACCGGCGGCGACGTCGATTTCACCTGGATTGCCGCCGACAATTCGGAAATGCCGCTCGACGCGCAAGGAATGTTCGCCCTCGGGACGGCAGCAATGGCCCACAAGGAAAGCCATATCCGCGCGGCCCGTGCGCTGAAGAACTTCGACCCGATCCCGGCCGACTTCGCGACCAACCCGGTCTACTGGCCCGCTCCTTAGTCGCGCTCCAGTCCCCCGTCGACGAGAAATAGCCCGCTTTATAGCGGGTTTCTCTTTGCCCTTTCGGCCCTTTGGCAAGGCTACCATCATTTCAATAGGAGCCTATGATGTCCGATCCCGTGTTCGGCATGACTTTTTCGCGGCCCAGCGATGAGCCTGTACCTGTGCTTGGTGCAGACTTCTCGAAAGGCCTGCTTGTCGAAGCGTCCACCGATGCCGACAATTCCGCGTTTCCGATCGGCACGCCAGTCCGTATTTCTTCTGCCGATGCCGGCATGGTCGCCAAGCTCGGGACCGGGCCACTGCGCGACGCCGTGAACGGTATCAATTCGCAGCTCAATGGCCTCAATGCTGGCGCCGATGTCACGATCTACCGCATTGCGGAGGGTGCAAACGCCGCAGCAACCGCAGCGAATATCGCAACCGCGCTCTCGCCGACCAACATCGCCGGCATCCCGTCCCTCGTTAATGCGACACCGCGCCTGGTCTGGGCCGGGCGGGGCGCCTATCGCGCCGACCTCGACACGGCTGGACCGGTTTCGGCTGCGTTGCACGCCGCCTGCGAACGCCTGCTCGCCGTCTCCGTTATCGACGTCGACGACACTTCGGCCGCCAACGCGATCGACGCGCGGGAGACGATGAATTCGGAGCGCATCATGCCGGTTGGCGTGGCTGCGCGTGTCTATGAAGGCGCGTCACTGGTTACGCGGCCCATGGGTCCGCGCATCATTGGCCTCTTTCAGCGCGTGGATTCGGAGAACGAAGGAAAGCCGTTCAATCCGATCGCCAACCGCGCGATCTACGGGATCGCCGGTCTCTCTCGGCAGATCCCGTTCTCGCTGCTGGACGGTTCGACCGAAGGTCAGCAGATGCTTGAGAGCGAGGTGTCGATCGTCGCAGCCGGCGAAAGCGGCGTCGACGGCGCCATCGCCGATGGCGGTTTCGTCTTCGTCGGTACCGACAACACCACCACGGGTGAACTCTGGAAGCAGATCCACCAGGTGCGCGGCGCCGACTATCTCACCGTCAAGATGATGGAGATCACCCGCCAGTTCCTCGGCAAGAAGATCTCCGCCAGCAGCACCGAAGCATGGCTCAACAGCCTGAAGTTCATGCTGCGGGATCATAAGGCGGACGAGGATATCCTCGGATCGGAAGTGAAGTTCCGGTCCGACAAAAACAGCCCCGAAGAAATCCGTCTCGGCCATCTGACCGTCAACCTCAGCATCGAGCCTGTACCGGCGTTCAAGGTCGCCCGGCACGAAGTCCGACGCTATCGCCCCGCTGTCGAAGGCCTGGTGCGCGACATCATCGCCCGCCTCAGCACCGTCAATTAAGCCAGACCGGAAGGGATCATTTCCATGGCACAAATTCCTCTTTATCTGCTGACCGCCGTCGACGTCCGGCGGGTGTCGCAGCCGGACACGCTGCGCGGCATTACGATCGCCTCGCTGACCTTGCCCGGCATCACGTTCGCGACCGGCGAGCATAACCCGG